GGGAAGAATGCATCGCAAATACCCAAGTACGTATCGATGTCTTTCTTACGGATAGCTACACCAAGTATCTTAGGTGTATCTTTAGTACGCTTCGATTCTTCAATCCCTTTCTTGATTTCTTCTACTAGAGGGGATGACCAAATAGCAGCACGTGAGTATTTCTCACCATTGATTTCTGCTCCTTTACGTAAAGAGAGCATGATCGGCGTGTTATTGGTCGAACGCTTAGCGAGTTTCTCCAGGATGTGGAAGAAGTCTTCGGTAAAGCGTTGATCCACTGGGCCTAACTTCGAGATGAAATCACGCTGTAGCATGGTGAGTTCACTGGCTTCTACTGCACCAGCAGCGATCTTGACGATATCGTCCATCATGGCGGCTACTGCTACACCATACGTGTGGATGAGTTCCTTACGGATGGCAGCCATGATACGGGATTCACCATGGATCAGGTTCTCTTGGAACGGATGGAAGAAGATATACGCCATCGAGTTTTCAGAACGCAATGCTGCCTGTGTCGGCAAACACATGGTGCGTGTTTCATTATCGATGGTCATGGTAACCGGCAGTTTCTTTTTGGATGTTGCCTTACGGACGATGCCGTCATCGTCTACTTCGTATCCGCAGGTACGCAGGATACTTTCGTATACGGTTAAAAGGTTCATTTACTATTCCTTTCTGGGTCTATAAACTAAAAACGACTGCCTACACGTTCAGTATCGGTATCGTATCTGGGTGTATCGTCCTGATAGTCGAAACGGTCAGGATAACGACTCTCACCATACCTGTCTGCAAACGATGGTCTGTATTCATCATTCACGTAATGCATGGCATTACGTGGATCCAATATCCTACGGTTTTCTACCACATGATCCATCACCATACCCACATCGCTAATGGACTGACGATAAGTATCAGCTTTAGTCGTTAAGATAGGCGAGATAATTGAATCTGCAAATGATGGGAAGGTGTAATCCGTCCACGGACCATTCTCAAACCGGATACGGATCTGGATGTCTTGGTTAATCATGCCATGTACTTCAATATCGTATCCGATTTCATTGTTCTCGGATAAGACTTCTGCCAACTCACTGTTGATTACATCTGCGATCGCATCAAAATGACCTGGTGTCAGTCGATCAGACTGTAGAGACAATGCCCTTCTTATTTCAGTCAAGAACGGATTCTCAATCGGCATGAAGCCACTATTACCCATCATGTTGGTTGAGACAAATGCCAACTCTGTTAAAGACATATTCAGCATCAATGTCGACACCATGGTAGAGGCAATCAGTGCCATCTGGGTTTCACGTGTAGAGGTATCCCAATACTCACCCAGTCGACCATCTACTGTAAAGTCTAAGAGTGAAATATCCACGATCTCTTCCAGATGAGGACAGATGTCTTTCAAGCGTCTGTATTCAAACACACTACCGGATGTACCATTCATGTTGATGTTCGAAATGAATCGACAACTGAAGATATCCGGATCCCCTACTGCTGCACGGGTATTCGTGTAGATATCATCGGCTGTCATCATTGCACTATTAGATGCCTGCATGATGGATGATGTAAAGCTTTGCATGATGCGTCTGAACATCGTCGTAGGAGATGAATACAAGCGATCGGTAATCACCGGTTGGTTACCGACGACATGAGAGCCTGCTATACGGATATCGGGATTGTTACTTACCGTAGATAAACCCTCGATACGTTCGATATCGGCATGCTGGATTAAGTTCATCGGTGTCATGCGATAGGTGTTCTGGTCATGGAACGTACCGGCACCTAAACCACCACCTGTAACAGAATAAGCCGCTTGGATCATCGGTGCACCCATCTGCTTGATACGGGATACGCTATTAACGTAGAATATCGTATCGTCAGCGATGAACACTTCATTACCACGCACAACATGGTCTGCCCTATCGGTATAACCAGATACCAACTCAATGTTACGGATACCATTGGTTTCGATCTCTACCTGCATGATGAACATGAAGCGTTTCTCACTCCATCCATTGTCGATACGCACATTCATGGCGCGAGGTGTACCACGATCACTGAACGTTTCTACACGTGCTGACGGCAACATGAACTTAGAAGTAGAACGAGAGATGGCTTGTGTCGGTATCTTACTACCATACTGACCCAACATGTTATCGATGTTATTCAAGATCTGTCCTGTTACCGTAGTCTTGTTCGGTCTTAGAAACTGATCTTGGTATCCCATCGTCTCGTACAGCCGAAGGTTGATGATGGTCATCTTATCCCTTCTCTGTCCGATGTATGCTGAACCATAGTCATGATACATTTTAAATGCTCCTTTTAAAACGTTTTAAAACTACTAGGTTGTTAAGTCTAGTAAAACAATACATGTCTTATCCTGAGTCACTATTGATCAGATAGTGACTCTACTGCATTGGATAAAAGACACGCTCTAGGTACTGCTAATTAGATAGTATATATTTAAAAGTATTACCGTACGAGTGGTTAACGATAGCTAATCGAAGATCAGCGATAGCTAACCATGAGTAAATATACCATCAAAACGGATCATTGGGCATCTGTTGCCGTCTTTCTAAGAACAACATCAATTCACCCAGTATATTACGCAATGAAGAAGAAACCACTAATACTTTATTGCGTTCTACGATCGTACTTTCACTTAACCATCTTTCAGGTAAAGTCGTGATCCAGTTAAACGCTGTGATTTCACGATCGATGTATTCGATGCAACCCAAGTAAGTCATGTTACGACCTACTGCTTTAGTCGTACCGGCTAATGGATAAGCAGCCGCTAATCGATCAGCTAATGTGGTTTCGATATTACGCCTGTGATTCGGCATGATTGGCGCATTCTCATCTGTCGGTACGATGGCGATCGCTGATATCAGTGCTGCTATATCATGGAATCCCCAATGCCACAAGATGGCTCTCACCAGACCAATCAACTCTATCAAATCCTTCAACGGCAAATGATCGAAGATCACGGTGTCTATCGCCTCATCGACGATCCACTTAGTCAGTGTTAACTGCACGTCTTGTATAGGCTTCATGAACTGACGCTCATCATGCAGTGTAGTATAGTTCGTATCCATCTGCATGATCGTATCCATGGACTCACGATAAAGCTCTTGCGGCAAATCAGGGCAAATAATGTCAATAATGCGCTGATGATCCCGTACAGAATGAATCAGGAACATCTTAACATCCATCAAGAGCTTACTTCTTACATAGCCGATATCCAATACACTACGACTATCAGGGCCTTCACCACGGATACGGTCTTTGGCACTGGTTTTCTTGATCTGGATCTGCATCTTATCAGGCCCGTAGTTCTTAGACGCTGCACTGATCTTGCTGCTGAGCGTATAGTAGGTCTGGGCGATGATCTGATACTTATTGTCCTGGGATGTCAAATCCCCTTGAGCCACTTGTTTTAAGACGATGAATGAATACATGTTCTCGTAGAAGTCTTCTTCCGAGATACCGAATACCAGAATGGCTTTACTATCGAGCTGTATCTTCGTATTACGGATGAACTTCTTAAGACGTTGTTCTGCTTCGCACACGTAGGAGCCATCGGGTTTAGACATCATGCACGTACCGTAGAGGATCTCCATGGAATGTGCTTCTTTATCCTGGTTGAACTCAGTCTTCATCTGCGGTGCAATATCGCCCCAAATAGGTGCCACTAAACGCAATGCCAAGCTAAAAGCCATCAGTTTTAAATAATCACTGTAGCCATAAGTCGTCTCTTCGTTATACGTCGCTAATGGTGCTGGCTTATTCGGAATATAGGCAGGCGTATCTGGACGACGTATCCATTCTTCCATGGCCTGTAGGTCTATATCACGATAGAGTTCAACGACTAAGTCATTGAGCTTATTCAAGAGACGCTGAACGTTATTCTCTTCGTCTATCGTTTTACGGATATCCCGATAAACATTGAAAATGTGTTCCTGCCACTTTTGCGGTTGTTCTGTTAGCCACACATTGAACTCGGCAAAAGCCGAATTGGCATTCTGCACGGCTATCTTATTGCGATGCTTCTTGTAAAGATGCATGGCAAACGGGATGGTTTCGTTCCCGTATTGGATCAAGAGTTCAGTCTTGTCTTTACTAAACTCGAATACCAAGTTCTTTCTCATTTCTGTTCATGCTCCTTATCAGGTCTATCGGGGGAAATACACACATGCTTTACATTATTTACTCTCTACTCGAAGAATAAACATTAAGAGTAAGCCTATACGAGTCTCTATCGTGAGATAGAGAGGAGTAAAAAAAGAAAGCATAGAGTAACACTCCCCTAACCACATGGCTAAGGGAGTGTCTTCTCTTAAGGCGTATAGATAAAGTTGTGGTCAACTGACTGACGAGTGAATGTTTCATCTTCACCGTTGTTGTAGCTGACTGTTACGACTAATGCCTTATTAAAGATGTCTTCAGGTATCGGCAAACCAGGTTGGGTGATATTGCCATCCAGTACACTGAGATAAGGCAAGAGTTCGATCTCTGTGCCATCTGCTTGAGTGACATAGGCGTTATAAAGCCCATCTTCGTTCGTGCGGTCTACCTGCTTAGAGAGCACGTACTGAGCCATGACTGATGTGGCATATTCGATCTGTAACATGTTTAAATTGCCTTTATTTTCACTTCGAATGGTTGTTCCAAGTTAGTACGTTTATACACCTGGGTGTGTGTCGGATACGACAGAGTCACTCTTGTTGCTTGATAGATGACCAAATGGAGTTCATCTGACGAATGTGTGGGTTCTTCTACACGCCAAGTATTGGGATTGGTACCGGTTAACCACCAAGCTTCCATGAACCGGTTCAATGGGATGAGTGTATCGCCAGATTCAGGTGAGTTGGCATGAGCACCTAAACAGGCGTATGGTGTAATGGCACCGCTATCGCGCTCTACGATGTAGAGTTCGCTGTTTCGGATGATGTTGGTCAACTCTACGTTATCGAATTGGGTAAAATTAACTTTCATTTCAATGCTCCTTGAAAATAGATTAGACATAAGCCTGATAGACTTAGTCTATTAGGGTTAAAAAATAGATAATGGTGAAGGAAACCCTGGTAGAATGCTTATACCAGTCTGTGCTCCTTCTAATTTAATAGTAAGTATCTGTATATTACGCCATGTGGATACTAACGAGAGCATAGTCCCTTACCTACCTATACCCATTACGGATATAGGTAGGCGGGAGGCTATGTGGTGTGGTGTCTATGCCTTTACACCATGAAATCATCATCGTAATCAGATGGAAGTTCTTGTGCTGCTGGTTTTTGTTGCTGTTGCTGTGGTTTATTGTAGCTATTGCCGCCACCGTTATTGTTGTAGCTGCCCTTATTGTAGCCGCCACCATTACGATCTTTACGTTCGTCTTTGGTTTCTTCGTCAGCGTACTCTTGAGTCAACACATTCAGTACAGTCTGGTTGATGTTGCGTACCCAATTCAGCATATACTGGCGTGAGATGAATGCTTCAGATGCAGGCTCGTTGCTATTCACATCGTAAATCACCAAGTCACGTTTAGAGACAGTCAAGTCAAACCACACACGACCATGTGTACGGTTAATCAATGCCATCTGGTAAATACCTTCTTCATTACGGCGTACTAAGAGTTCAGCTACCGGTGCTTGGACGAACTTACCTTCTTTGTTTTTGTATCCACCGATGACTTCAGTACGGTAAGTCATCTTCTTACCATCATCATGGTGATTGGCCATATCGGTCATCAGGTTCAGTACAGTCAAGAAACTGTTAATGGCTTGACCTTTAAAACGAGCAGTGATGGTTTTACGTTCACGCTGTTTGTCATCAGAGAGACCAGTATAGACAGATACCTTAACACCATTACCGGATACTTCTACCGATAGGAACCCTAAAGTACCTTCGGAGTTCACACCAGTTAAGTTAAAGAGGCGTGTGTTGGTGATGTTGTTACGGTATGTTCTAGCGTATTGGTTTTGTTGTGACATGTTATACTCCTTAGAGGATAGATAGATAATAAAAGTGGATGTTGTCTATAATAGTGGCATCTACTATAGTAATACAATATCAAGTATACTGGTCAGTCAAAACGGATAACATGCGTCTTCTTAACTCGTGGTTCTTGATGGATTCAAAAGACTGACGGATACGTCCTGTGGTGGTAATCGTCGTCCAATGGTATTCTTTCGCACATCGAATGATCTCAGTACGATAATCTCTCACCTTATTACGAAACTGAATGTTGTCTCCTAATAAAGTCAATAAGTCTAATCGAAAAGGCATCTCCGGTAAGTCTTTACCATGGTAATACTTCGTATACCAATACTCTTTCCCTTTAATATTGCCAGTATGGGATTCTAACAACACCAGATGATTAAACTTACGGTGCGCCAATAAGTCGTAAGGATAGTTAGTCAGCATGACGACATTAGCAGGCACATGATTGGTTATCACCGTATCGTAGAACTTCAATAAGTCAGGCCTAAGGTTAGTGTGTTCAGGTCTGAATAATCCTACGACTAGATCCAGTACATTACGCATCCTGTTCGTATAGGCTCTCTGTAAGGATGTATTGTCTAACCTTAAGAGTGTCTCACTGTTTATCTTATCCAGCTTACGATAATCTGGTATATAGAAAACGATAGACGCACCATTGCCTTCATCTCTTAGGATGTTGTGCATATGCGTCATGTCGTCTAGTAATGCCTGTGCTAAGAGTTTATCCGATAGCTTAGGTAACAGATCACGGTGTATCGATCCGTATAGGTTACGGAACAGAGTCTTGACATTGGCATACATGACTGGATGCTTGATGTAAGGATTCACTCTGTGTTTGACTAACTCCGATACATTCAGATACGACTCGATAGCAAGGGATGTGCCTATACTTAAGGGATATTGTCCTTTCTCACGTTCAAAGTTAGCTTGCATGGTATTTACCTAACTTCCTTTAGGATCTCATTCATGGCTTCAGGTATGGCTTTTAATACACTATTAGAAGCACTACTGCTTCGCTCTAGGATGAGTTCCGTGATGTTCTGTTTGTTGATGATCAGAGGCTGATAGTCTTCCAAAGTATCGAAGAGTGTTTTTTCTTCTTCTACGATGTCTTTGTTGTTGGTGACTTTCATGGTAAAGTGAAGGTCTAAGTATCTTAGTTTCATCTCCATGAAGTCTTTATCAGAAGCCAATGGGTGCTTAGCCTGACACTGGATACGTACTCTAGAGCCTTCTGGTAGATTACGGATCTTTTTATCAATAATAGCAAGAGATTCAGCCATCTCTAAGTTAGAGACATCTACTGTAATAAAGACAGTCGCATCTTTGTTCTCGATGAACTCTGCCGTATATTCAGTCGGTGTCTTCATCTCGATACGTACATAGCCTTTAGGTTCTTCCTCACCATGTGTTAAGCGACTGAAACTACCAGGTGCGATGATACGTTCGTATACTGAATGCTTGTGTATATGGCCGATGATAATAGGGCCTTTCACGATATCGAGATAATCGGACTCTTTGTGCTTATGGTCATCTGCTATTTGAGGTAGCTGATACTGGAAACATCCATGCATGACAGCCATGTCTACTGACTCTATCTGTTTCTCTTTTAATAGTTCATGCACACAGGCTATCGTCGCCATCGGTGAAACACGAGGCCTATCCGGTACGAATAATACATGGATATCGTACTTAGCAATATAGACTATATCAATATCATCAACCAGTATTACATCGGCATTGATCTTAGCATGCTCGTTGATCGTCTTGAACATCTGTATCTGACCACTGTCATGCAATGGTGTGCCATCTACGATCAGTAATGACTTATTCGTCTTCTTGACGTAATTGAGTAAATAAAAGATAGCTGATACTGTCTCGTAACTGTCTGGATGGTTAATCGGCAGGAGTTTATCCCACCAGTCACCTGCTAGGACTAAGATGTCACTATGGGTGTTTTTATCCAGTGGGAAACACGTCCTGATTTCATCGTATATCTTCTTAGCACTCGTGGTAGAATGTCCCATGTGGACATCACTGAATGCTTCTATCGTAATCGGCCTTAACATTAAGTTATCCTAATCGTCATCCCGAACAAACATGACTTGATCTTCTGTAGGTTTCGTATATGTTTGCTTCGGTTGGGGAGTGTTATCAGTAGCGATGGTATTGAGTTTACCATTCGAATCAAATATCCCCATCTTGATGAAGAAATCCATCCACTTCTTACGATGTGTTTCTATTACGTCTTTATCGAGTTTAGAACCCACTTGTAGGAACAGTGTCTTCTGTGCTTCATCTGCCATGCCTTGATAAGTCTGGGCGATGGATTGCAGATAACGTATCTTATTACCTAACTGTACTTCATCTTCCCTAATTTCAGTAGATTGAGTTAATACATTCTCCGGATAGATAGAAGGAACAGTAGCGAAATAACTACCGTCATTCTTGATTAAATCTACTTCGTCGAATACACTACCAGCAAAGTCTATCCACTGATTCAGTGATTCATCCTGCTCACTCTGATAAATACCTAAATGACAAGGTAAGAATTTCTCAATGTAATCGTCTACCAACATGATGGGTTTGGTGTGTTTCTTCTCATCGACGATTTCTTTTATACCACTGACTGCTTCCTTAGCTCGCATGATTTGGTATTCACTTCGAGACATACCAGCTGTTGCTGTTTTGATGTCTCCTCTTCCGTATAATAGTTCAGCCATGTCTACACTCCCGTGTTAGTCTCGTAATGCAGGATTACGATCCTGTGTTGGGTCCATAATGTGGGGATTATGTCCCCGTATTAAATTTACCTAATGTATATCTAAATAACCCGTCTTTGTAGAAGACTGGTTTGGTGATTTGATTGATGTTATTGCCTTCTGCGTATTCTATCTCTACTAAGAGACCTACGACTGCGCCTTCTATATCGGAAGGATCCGTTACTACACCACTTTCAGTCGTTGATACGGTTACGTTGATGTTGTCGATGAACTTACTTAAGTATTGCTGTAAATATTCGTTTAACGTAACCGCCATGGATTGGATATCGTTGTTGTGTTCTGCATGGATGACTTGATAGGTCATGAAGTCACGATAGTATAAAGAAGACTGTAATCCATCGGATGTGAAGAAATGAGACATCAGTCGATCGATACGTTCCTCTGTGTTGTGCCTTAACCAACCATCACCATCTAGAGATAAGACCAATTTGTCTTTGCGTTTGTTGTCTTTCAGTGCCATATTGACCACCTTGAGTATATTGAAACCGATATAAAGCAAAAAAAATAAAAGGGCATAATAGATAATCACCCTGGTCATCCGTAAGGACAACCAGAGTGATTCGTGTCAATATACTACTACAGGTATCCACCTTCAGGGGAAGTTGGGTCTTCTCCACCTTCTTCGATGAGGTTCATCAATCGGTTGAATGTCTCACGCATGATGAGTTGTTCATTGAACTTCAGCTTAGGCGCATCTTCATCCAAACTAAAGATCTCAAACTTACATTCACGTTCGATACCATCCAGATGCTCATCGCCGTATTGGATCAATCCATCTATTGCTGCTTGATAATACGGATTGTCTTCACCCATTTCACTAATCGTGTCTTTAGGACGAGACCAGCCACTGATGCGACCTTGTTTGATCTCATTAGCAAAATGAGGATGGGCAACGATATACTCTTGCATTCTGTTGTTCAGCGATCTGAATGCATTAACATCCTTAGGTACAAACATCTTCTCATCGAACATCCCACCCGCATATTCGAAGTTGTTCTCCACCAATGAACGTGATACAAAACGGTCATGTTCGTATCTCTCCATCAGTCTTGATTGAAATGCACGGGTCTGTTCTGTATCACCATAACGCTCAGTGATACTGGATAGCCTGCTCTCAACATAGGCATAAGCTTCATCACTCATGTCGCCATAGGCGATATGGTTTAATGCTGCTCTACCGCCTCTTATTAATCTGGCCACTGGATTTCCTTTCTGTCTATGCTGCGAACTGACGCATGAAATTGATTTGTTCCGACGTAGGTGGTATCGTATCCCGTATCGTACAAGCTGTCGCGATCTTCATCGTGGTTTGTTTCGGTAAGGAAGTGACACCATCGATAACGAACGGGTCTGTCAAGTTGGTAACAGAGTAACGGGCAGCGAATGGCTCGAATGCTTTCGCGGTACGGTTATCCAATAACACTTGGAAAGTCTCTTGGTCACCATCGTAGTCTCCGTTATACCATGCTGCGATCGTACCGGATGTAGAGGCAGACATATCACGTACATCTACTTTCACATCGGTTAATCTTAGCAATACGATCGACCCTTGTTTCAATGACGGATTACGGTTAATCAATACCGATATACCACGCTTACCACATGGCCCACGTGCTTCGTCTATTAATTCCAACATGATCTTGTGGATATCAGGATGGTACTTACGCTGATACTTCATCATGATCTGGTTGATGCGGTTATTCGATAGCTTATACTTGTGGTATAGCTTAGTACGGATATGCGGACCGAATATCCCCATGAATCCTACCCATGGGAAATGTACTTCATCGTAGTCGTGAGGTCCTTCTATCGCTGTTACCACAAACCGGCCGGTAAAGTTAGAGCGTGTCGCGATTACGTGCTTACGGATTTCACCATGCTTCGTGCCTAAGTATTGACTAAAGATGTGCTTGGCGTAATAAACACCAATATCGGTTAGAAACCGAGCAGCACGTGATTGACGTGTCTTATAAGAGAGAGCACGCTTTTCATTCTCTATATTGTCTATCCCCACCATCAGCCTGACTGCTTTTAACAGAACAGGTGTCGATGGATCTATCCAACGTTTACCATTACTCTTTTCGACGATTGTTAATGCACGATTCGGTACCTGTATATAATGCTGCCAAACAATGTCACGGTTCTCCATGAACAAGCGCAATAAGTCTGCACCTACATCCATCGAGATGTTGTTCTTAGACGTAGTACTGAATACCTTTTCAGTCAATAGAAAGCGGATATACGTATCGAAGTGATCGTAAAAATGCTGATAACTTCGTACATGTAGTCCAGCCATCTCCAATGCATCCAACATCCGGCGTA